CGGAGAAACAATAGAACCAAGACCAATAACAACATTAACGGCAGAACGTGAACCCCCTAGTGCATTACAAGCACAAGAAAAAATCGTTTTAATTAATAATCAAGCAGTTTCAAAATTAATAATAAGCTGGCAGCCAGTTACAGGTGTAACCCAATATGCAGTTAATTATAGATTTAACAATGGTAATTTTGTTTCTACAACAGTTGGCAGTCCTGATTTTGAAATATTTAATACTGATATTGGTACATATGAAATTCAAGTTTTCAGTTTCAATGCTGCTTTACAGTTGAGTTCATCTTCAAGTGATTTAACATTTGAGGCGATAGGTAAAACTGCACTACCAGCAAATGTAACTGGATTATCAGGCGAACCAATAAATGAAAAATTAGTAAGATTACGTTGGAATCGTTCTACAGATTTAGATGTTACTCATGGAGGTAGGGTGTATGTTAGACATTCTCCTTTAACTGATGGTAGTGGTACATTTTCTAATGCAACTGATTTAATTCAAGCTCTTAGTGGTGCTACTACATCTGCGGAAGTTCCTTATCTTGAAGGCGAGTACATTTTAAAATTCCAAGATGATGGTGGTAGATTCTGTGCAGGTGAAACAAGTTTTATACTTGATCTTCCTGATAATCAAGCACCTTTAATAACACAGACAAGACGAGAAGATTTAGATAATCCTAAATTTCAAGGCACTTTAAGTAATGTTGCTTTCGATGCCACAACTAATAGTTTAAATTTAACAGGTGTAGGAAACTTTGATTCAATTACAGATTTTGATACAGTTGCATCTTTAGATGATTTTGGCGGTATAAATTCTTCAGGAACATATGATTTTGGCGGAACAGCAGGTGGTACAACTTTAGATTTAGGTGGCGTGTTTAGTCTTGATCTAAAACGTCATTTTTTAACAGAAGCATTTTATCCTAATGATTTAATTGACAGTAGATTAGCAAATGTTGATACATGGACAGATTTTGATGGTGCTACAGCCACAGAAGTTAATGCCGAGATGCTGGTAAGAGTTACACAGGATAATCCATCTGGTTCACCAACTTATTCAGACTTTCAAACATTTGCCAATGGAACGTATAAAGGTAGAGGATTTCAATTTAGAGCAAAATTAACAAGTAATGATGTTGCACAGGATATTAAAGTTTCACAGCTAGGTTATACAGCATCAATACAAAGAAGAACAGAACAAGGTAATGTTATTGCAAGCGGAGCAGGAGCAAAAGCTGTTACATTCCAACATCCTTTCTTTGTTGGTACTGCTAATACCGAAGGTGGAGCAAATTCCAATCTACCCTCTGTTGGCATCAATGCTCAAAATATGGCATCAGGAGATTTTTTTGAAATAAGCAATGTTTCTGGAACGGGTTTTACTGTTCATTTCAAAAATTCATCAAATGCTTCAGTTGATAGAAATTTCACATATCAGGCTGTCGGATTTGGTAAAGGAGGGTAGAATATGCACAAGGTAGTTTTTTAAATGGCAGAACACGATTTTATAATTGATAACGGAACAGGAAGTGCCGTAAGAGCAGACATCAATAATGTTTTACAAGCTATTGCGTCTAATAATAGTAAATCTGGAGCTTTAACAACTAACTATGCGTTCCAATGGCACGTTGATACATCTGATGGAAATTTAAAGATAAGAAATGCAGCCAATAATGGATATGTAACTGTTGGCCCAGTTGCTACTACAAATTTTGGATTAGCACCTCTAGCAGGAGCAACATTTACTGGTGATGTTATACATAATTACACAACGGCTTTACAAATACCTGTTGGAACTACCGCACAAAGACCCGGTTCTCCATCAACAGGAGACTTTAGGTTTAATAGTACGACCACTTCTGCTGAAATATATAACGGGTCTGAATTTACTGCTGTGGGGGGCGGTGCTGGAGCTACGGGAGGAGGTAATGATGAAGTATTTTTTGAATCGGACACTAACGTGACAACAGATTATACGATTACATCAGGAAAAAATGCACACACAGTTAGCCCTGTTATAAATAGTGGGGTCACTGTGACCGTGCCATCTGGCAGTTTACTTGTTATTCTTTAATTATGGCTTTAAATATTAACGGCACTACTGGAATTTCTGGAGTTGACGGGTCAGTCTCCGCACCAGCTTTAACAGGAACAGATAGCAATACTGGTATAACATTTCCTTCTGCTGACACTATAAAGTTTTCAACTGGTGGTGTTGAAAGAATGTCTATAACTAATAGCGGTGTAAGTGGAATATCTGCTGGAATTACAATGTTTGATCAATATAGATTAACAACATCTTTTACTGGGGCTGCTGAACCAATTTCTAGCAACATTGAAAGAGCCGATACAGATAGTCCAGCATTTATAGGTTCTGCAATGTCGGTATCATCAGGAGTATTTACTTTCCCTTCTACAGGTATGTATGAAGTAGGTTTTAATCTTGTAGGACAAATAAATGGAGATTCAAGATTTCATAATGCTGTTTTACAGATAACAACTGATGGAACAAATTTTAGTGAAGCTGCGTTTGGATCTAACAGTTATTACAATGGAGGTGGAAATGTTCTTAGCTCATGTTTAGTTATATATTACTTTGACGTAACAGATACAAGTACACATAAAGTTAGATTTAGAGTTCAAGTAAATAGCAGTAGCACTGAAACACTTGGAGATACAAATTCCAATCGAACATCTTTCACTTTTAAAAAAATTGGTGACACATAATGGACATTAACGGCAGACCTGATTCAATAGAAGATTATCTTATTACTGTTAGAACAGGGCAATGGTTTGGTTGGAGTGATTCAAGTAATAAAATTTATGCAAACTTAGTTGTACTTGATGGAGGTTCTAAACCTACAGAATCAGATTGCACTACAGGATTAGCAGCTTTACAAACAGCATGGGATTTAGAAAATGATAGTTACAAATCTCAACGTAGAGCAGAGTATCCAAGTATTGAAGATCAGCTTGATACGATTTATCATAGTGGTGTAGCTGGTTGGAAAACTGCCATTAAAACTATCAAAGACAAATATCCTAAACCATGACAGCAAAAATTAAACTAAACGCAGCATCAGGTGGTGGGTCTTTCAGCTTACAAGCACCCTCATCATCTAGTAATAACAGAGTTTTTACAATTCCAGACGTAGCAGATGGAACGATTGCGACAACTGCAACTGCTGGTAAAATTCTTCAAGTTGTCTCTGCTACAACTACAACTACAGTTTCAAACACAACTGATACATATGCAGATTCAGGATTAACTGCATCAATTACTATTTCATCAGGCAGTAAAGTTTTAGTTATGTGTGTTCTACACTTAGATGTCGAACGCAGTAGCAGCACTAATGCTAGATGTGCTATAAAACTTTTAAGAGGTTCTACTGATATATTTGCACCACCTAGTAACAAAAATGTAGGTATAGAAGGTGCATCATCAGGTATGGTAATGTTTCTTCCTCTAAATTTTAGTTTTTTAGATACAGGTGCTTCAACAGGTTCTAATACATATAAACTTCAGGGGAGAGTTACCAGCACTGGTAATAGCCCAAGAGTAAGATTCCAAGATTCTGGTAATCCCTCTACTATGACTTTATTGGAGGTAGCAGCATAATGGCAAAATTAGATCACGATGCAATATTTAAGGCATACCCAGATGTAGGAATTATTAACGATGAAACAGGAGCATTTAAAGCAGATGGAACACAGATTACTTTAGTTCAATCAGATATTGACGCTGCAAGAGTAACGTTAGACGCTGAAGCTGCTGCTGTTAAATACAAAACAGATAGAACAACTGATGGTTCTACTATTTACGCTTCTTTTGGAGATCAACTTGATATGTTGTATGCAGATATGCTTGCAGGTAAACTAGATACGACTGGAACGTGGGCTACCCACATCAAAGCGGTTAAAGACGCTAACCCAAAACCTAGTTAATTATGTCAGAGATCAAGGTAAATTC